GGCCCTTTCTTTAATTCCCATAGCATCATCATGGAGCTGTGTGTGCTGTACTTGTCTGCTGAATTCTTGTAGCTGTGCAATCTGCTCACTCATACGTACAATGGCCTTGCCGGCTGGATCGTGTGGAACACCGCCATGATCAACGTGTTGAGCCATAGCAAATGCACCTGCTGGATGAATGAACGGATATTTAAATCTTTCACCGTCTCTATTTTGAATGTAAATTGCCTTGATGTTTTTCTTTTGGCTACGTGCGCCTGGATACATTTCATCAACTGGACTGTGATGTCTAACAATAACTTCAGTTGCACCTTTAACAGCGCGGCTAGTTTTTTTAGAACTCTTTTGGTTCCAGCGTGATTCGTTCATAGTATTCATTTCGGGTTCTTCCTTGGGACCTTGCGTTGTTGCAAGATGTTGAAAATCATTTTTGTCTAGATTTGTTTTAGCAATATCTCTGGTATCAAATCGCAATAGTCTGCGCATAGCAAACGATCGCATTTCTTTCAAAAAATCATACCATAATTGCTTTGCGGGGTCGTCTTGATTTTCAGTAATACCTTGACTGTAATAAATCTTTAAACTTCCTAAGTCGTTTAGGCTAATGCTCACACGGCCTAGATTTACACCTTCGTTAATAAAGTCAAAATCAAAGAATCTTGCCTCTGCAGGATCGATAGTTACTGCACCGGTTTCATCGCCCATTTCTAAGTTTTGAAAACGGCTTCGGACTTTGTCAAATAGGTCTTGACTGATTATTTGGATAGCTTTCATATGTGTTATTTATTAGTAATTAGATATATAGATAGGCATGGGCATCAAGAATTCGTCTTCTCTCTCTTCACGCATCTTATCATAAATTGCAGGGTCCCATTCTTGTAACATTAAAGCCATGCGTATAACCAGTAATGTAGCACTTACTAAGTCGTCATGGAGTCCTACTTTGGCTTCAAAACTGACACCTTTTGCAATATATCCTTTTAATTCGCTGATTAACGGTTTAGATCTTATACGGAATCTTTTGCTTTCTATTAAGTGTTTTAGTTTAGCACAGGCATTTATTTTACTAGAATTAGTAGTGTTAAATCCCTTACGGAAACGACGCACATGACCTTTCTTTATTGGCTCGCTTAAGAATAGACCCGGAATGCTTTCTTCCCCAATTTCTTCAATTGCAACTAGTGCCGCTTCGCCAATATTGTTGTTTTCTACTGAATAATATATGCTTGCCTGCACACCTTTGTTAGCACATTCATCGTTGATAAAGTTTGCTAAATCTCGAAGTATTCGAACTTGCCCTTGAATAGTAGTTAAGTTATGTTGCCACTCTGCTACCTGTTCGAAGCTGGGAATTTCTAAAATTTGTATAGCAGCAGGGTCGCCGCCTGTACCTAGACTAGGATCTAATGCTAGCAAATAGGTACTCATTGGATTAACTTTTTTGTACCAACGAGCCTGCCCCATCTTCATGTAAGGCTCGTCACCTTCCATACCTGCTAGACAAATACTGTTAATTAATGTTTCGTCAAATACTAAGAATTCACAATCATGCTCACGACGGAAACGTTCTTCACCGATGCGCGATCGTTCTTCATTTGCCCAGTTTTCATCACGATCTGGATGCTCATTCCAATATGCTCTAAATGGAAAGAATCCGTTGCGACCTACTGTTTGTTCGTTTCCAAATTCGTCAAATTTATGATTTGCTTCTTTCCAGATGTTAGCAAACTGATCTTCATCACTGTTAGGAGTTGATGTAATAATTGCCTTACCACCAGTTGCCAGTGTAGGGCTAATAGATGTCCAGAATTCAACGGCAATGTTAGGTTCAACGAACGCAAACTCGTCGGCGTATAGTAATGACAGAGACAAACCTCGACCAGTTGTTTCGGTTGTTGTTTGTGCAATAATACGCGACCCATTATCAAATTCAATACTTTGTTTGTTATAGCTTTTAACACCGCAACGTATATGGTCTGCACATAATTCATATGCATAACGAATACGCGACATAATTTCTTGAGCACCCGTAAATTTGTGCGCCGCAACTAACACAGTTGCATCAGGAATAAACATAGCGTACCATAACAAGTATCCTGCTGCGGTTGTTGTTTTACCTGTTTGTCGAGGTAACAAATTTACATTGAAACGATTTCCGTGATAGCTGTCAATCAATCTGCGCTGATATTCAAATGGCTCGTATTTTAGCTTACCTTTTGTAGGGTGTTGAATATAAAAGAAATTATCAAGAAAATAGTGAGGACCATTTATTGGATCGGTACATTTCATTAATTCTTCAATATCCTGCTCGGTATATTTTTGAGAACTGTATGCAGTTTTAACTAATTTATTATCCGTGTATGCCATGTACTTATTTACTGAAAAAAATAGCCTCCGAAGAGGCTATTTGGTAAAAGCTAGTTCAATCAATTTTCATTGACAAACCGCTTATACTGTGCAAATAGATCTGTTACTGCTTCGTTCATATCCGCGTATGCTTTTGGACGATCTCCGTCCATCCTATCGCCTTGCCCTGGCTGATTCTCTTGATGAGCATGTGCGTTTGCATCAAACTCGTCTTTATCATTTGGGTCAGCTGGAGTATTGTCGTACTCATCAACTGGCTCTTTCTTTTCCATATCGTGATCATCCATATCGTGATCACCGTCGTTGTCTAAATCACCGTGTGCTTTATTAACATCATCTTCACCGTTGTCATCCATCGGGTTCAACTTATCAATCACACTACGCATACTGTCAGCTGCTGATCCACCGTTAGTTGGTTCTAATATTCCAGGAGGAGTCGGACTGTTGTCCAATGCCGGTGATGCCGATACAGGCTTGTTCTGGCCAGCAAGTTGCATAATAGTAGCTAACATGTTGCTTAGTTCATCACCGCTACCGGCAGTCATATTGATGCTAGCTGGCATAGATGGCTTCTCTGGTGCCATATCCATGCCCATTTCTGGAACCATGCCCGGCATCATTCCGCATTCATCGACTTGAGCACTTTCCTTAACAATATTAGGATTCTGTGAATCAAGTGCCGCTAATCTTTTCATTACGTCGATCATTTGCATATTATTTTCCTTTGCTGCCAAATAGGCTAGTGTTACTTGGCTCTGCATCCGTATTGTATTTGGCAGCACCTTCTGTTGGGATTTCTTCTCCGCGTTCTTTGCGTTGAAGTTTTAAGATATCATTCAATTCTTTAACGAAACCAGTATTGTACTTATCACCGTAGTAGTCTTCAAACTGCGGACTACCTGCTTCTTTATAGTCAGGATCTAGCAATAATGCACCTTCTCTTTTCTCAACAGGCATTTGATATTCTTCACTAGGTTCGCCTGGACGACGAACGACAAGATTTTGTTTTCCGATACCTAGTTCAGCCGCTAGATATTCTGTTAATTCAAACGGTGTTGTTGGAAAATCTAGCGTGACTTCGTAGATATTCACTTCACAGTTTTTAACTTGAGGAAAGTCTAACGGCACTGCTTGGATAGGCGTCTTTGATTTTTTAAATCCTGTTAAGGTATTTTCGTTAGTAAAACGCCCTAGCAAACGCTTCATTGTGTCTTCTTGTTCAGAAGTCATGTCTCCTGCAATTTTAATGCGGAAGTCGTATTGCTTCTTAGATTCTGTTAGGTATGCGGTGAATGATTTCATGATGATTTATTTATGCATATTCTTAAGTTTCTCAAGTATGCTGTTCCTGTCAGTAACAATATACCCTTCTCCTTCTATAGCGCCGCCACCTTCTTGGCCGTGCTTTTTGTCAATTGCTAACTTTTTAAGCTGTAGATCTACCATCTTTAGCTTTTTGTCAATTTTATTAGTCTTAGCGGTAATTGCAGCATTCATCATTTGAGCTGCAATTTCAAACATCCTAGAACCGTATCTAGGTTCTACGTTCATACCTAAGTCCATTAAATCGTCGTATGCTTTTTCTGCTTTGTCTGCTAGTGCATCTAATTCGCCATCGGCCATGTCTCCTAGACCTTTAACTCTAGGCAATGCTGATGCAATCTTATCAAATTCTTCTAACTTATCCTGTAGATCAATTGTAGCTACTGGTTCAGCATCTACTGGTTGTACATCTACCATAGGCTCGGACGATTCTATGTTTAGCAGTTCTTCTAACTTTTTTGTCATAAACTTACTTATTACTTATTTCGTCCATTATGAAAAATATCATGTTCATTTAGAATGCGGAACTTAACTCCTTGGTTTCTACACCATATAGTTGCTGCTGCCCATTTGGCTTGATTCTTAACAAACTGTGCTTGATTGTAGGGATTCTTTCCTACTTTTTCTAATATCTGTTGGTTTGCAGGTTTTACTTCCCATAACTCTGCATGTCTTTTTTGATTTCTATCTACAAACGTTACTAAGAAGTCAGGTACATATACTGACTGTTTTCCTGTTAAAGGGTCTCGATATGGAATCTTTACAGGTTCGCTAGACCATTGTTGTATAGACGGGTTCTCATCACACATTCTCATAACTGCAATTTCCCAACTGCTACGATATGTAGGACCCGATGTTCCTACATATTTTTCAGGGTTTTTTAGAGAGTATGCCCCTTTAGAAAATTTTAAACTCATGCAAGTATATTTCTTTGTATTTCCGGATTAGGCTGAAATTTCTGAGCATATCCTAAACTGCTTGATTTAAATCTATTGTAATTAAGTATTTCAGAAACTAGACCAGAAAGTTCTATATCATTTAGACCTCGTAGTGTATCTAAAATCTGCATAGGATTATAACCATCCTGTTTTGCCTGTCTAATAATAGTAACTGCAATAGACTCTGCAGATACTTCACCAAAATTTCTAGAAGTGAAATATCCCTTCATAGCTGCTAAGGTAGTTGCATTTATCTCAATGGGTTGAGAATAAAAAGAATCAAATGCTTGAACTGTTTGATCTTGTGTTGTACTTAACGGTACATTGGAATAGTTGTTATTCATTGTTATCTCTTTCCGGGAAATATAATTGCTGCGGGATTAGCTCTAATTTTCCCATCTACTCCGGTATTGATTGCTTTAAAAATGTTAATGCCTACTCCGCCAGGTAATGTAAATATCCCTGGTTGATCTTCGGCAGGCGGGGGAGTGTAGTATTTTCCAGGTGCAGTTTTAGATAGTGCGCCAAGGGCGCCGTTTGCTATGTTATACGCTCCTGCTTTCGTTCTAGTAATACCGTTTGTATTAACATAATTCTTAGCTAATATTCCGACAATATTTAATAATGGATTAGAAGCCGAGTTACTTCCTCCGACTCTTCCAAATATTCTCTGTGCGCCGGGTTTATCAAACCCTGTTTCTCTCTTAACGTAACTTGCACTGTTTAATGGATTTCCTGCAATCGATAACGGACTCGGAGTTTTGTCATAATAGACACTAGTGAATCCCGGCGGGTCAGTCTCTGCAACAATTTGACCATAATCGTATAAGACATTTTCGTATGCGATTGTCATTCTATTTTGCATCACTTTGCTGCCCTCGGCCTGATTCAAAGAGTCGTGTGCCCATTCTGTAATTTTAGGATTTATTAAAGTTATCTGCGTAAAGTTCTGTTGATGCAACGAGTATATATCGATGGATGTAATAAAAGGAGTCTTAACTCCGTTGTCATATATACCATATTGGAAATCAGTCTCGCCGTACTTTGTATCATAAAATGATGTTGGGACCTCATTCCTAGATTTACCATACTTGCTGTCTGCAAAATGATGTTTGTAATAGTTAGTCCATAATTTATTAACGATGTCTAAATTGTCGTCGTGAAATTCAGCACTAACCGGAGTATAATTTAGTTTAGTCTGTACCACAGTTTTTCTATTGTATTGATTAACTGTTTCAGTAGTAACTCCGAATTTAGGAAGATCAATTTTTTTAACCAACACGCCAACATCTAATGATCCAGTGTTCTTCCAACGCTCGTCGGATATTGCTGCAGGATTTAGATTAAACACAACATAATAAAGAAATCCTAGCTTAGGAGAATATCCGTAGTTGTCATCTACATATAGCCTGCTAGCATGTTGGTAATCTCGCAATACAGTATTACCGCTTGCTGATAAAAAATTATTAAAGGCGTTACTCATGCAAATATTTAGTCAAATAAAAAGCCCAGGTATTAAGCTGGGCTTGTGTTTTGTCAATTTAACTATTAACCTGTAGCTAGGCCTTGTGCCCCTGCTGGTCTTACTACACGACCTACATCTACACCAATACCGCTAGCTGTGCCACCTGGGGCTTCTAACTGAATTGCGTTATCGTATGTGATAGTTAATGCAATATCCATTGGACTTGTTGCATCAGCATAGTCGCCACCTTGATAGACAGCCTGCTTAATGAAGCAACCTAAGAATTCAAAACTTTCTAATGTAACTGGCTCAAACGCTCCGTTACCGCCATCTAACATTTCGACTCTCATTCTAAATTTATAATCGATACCGCTAGCAGCACCGCTTTGTTCAAAGAAGTCAAATTGCTTCTGTAGTTGCTCGCCGACTTTACGACTAACAATACCGCTTGCATCATCGCGAATCGTTAGCTTTGCATCTGCAAAACTGTGTTTGCCTAATAACTTAACTGTGCTGTTATATACAGGCAACTTGATTTCTTCAAATGTAACATCTGGACGAGTCACGTTCATGACTTGTTTAGTCAGCTCAGTTGAAGGAGTACCTGCAACACCAAATTGATCTAAAGTAACGCGGAAACGAAACTTTAACTTTGGCATCAACAGACCCTGGGTCGAAGCTGCCTGTGTTGCGCTCAACGGTACTGTAAATCTATTTAAACTTGCAATTGGCATATAAATGCTCCTTATTCTTTATTATTTACCATTACAGACCAGCTGCAATATCGCCAGTGTTCTTCAATCTTAGAGGAATGTAAATGTATTCAACTGCTTTTACTGGTTCAATAGCAATGTCTAAGTACAATTCGCTGCGATCAACTCTTGCAGGAGTATTATTAGTTTCGTCACATACTACTACAAAATCATAAAGTGCTCGCTGTCCTACTAATTCTAACATTAGGCTTTCGGCAGCAGCTTTAATTTCACGACGAGTTTGCGCATCATTAGGTTCAAACAAGAACGGTCTTGCTAGTACATCTAGTTGCCTACGCAGATATACAACTAAGCGAGCAACGTTAATCCTGTCCAATGCACTAGCATTTCTTGCACGAGTTCTCTGACCGTAGGCTAATACACCCACTCCAGTTAGTGTTGCAATTGGATTAACCTTAACATCGTCGAGTACATCTCGAAGACCTTGATGCAATGCAACTGTTTTAAATTCGCCTTCATCAGTGATGTAACCAACCGATGTAGCATTATCAACACCGCCTCGTCTAGTACCTGCAGGAGCGAACCACGGATAGCTCTTAGCATCACTATTAATGATAGTGCGTAGCATCATGTGACTTGGTGGAACAACAATATAGTTTCCTGTATTATCGTTTGTGTATCCACTTGGATAATACATAGCCATGTATTCGTCGTAACTGGTTGCACCAGTGTCTCCGTTGTCAAGTGCTAGGTTAGTGTTTAAACCCCACTCTCTTAAAGCAGTTCCTGTTGGTTGCAATCTGAATGGAGTGTCACCTACAACAAATGCAGTTAGTCCTCGATCAGTGTTAAGTGCAATCATATTCTGAATAGTTTCAGGATATCCAGGTGTTGCCATTAGGTTAAATCCTAATGTGTCAGTATCACGAACTGATGTGTTAGTATCAATTAATGACTTAAATGCTGCAACAACTTGTGCTCTTTGTGCAAGGCGACCAAATTGTGGTCCTCCGTCTTCGGCTACTGCATTTTGACTTACCCAACGATCTCCAAAATAAGAAGTCATTGCACTATTGTTTTGACGAGGGTTAGTTGCATTTTTATTAATGTAACCAACAACGTATTGTTTGACGTTAAATCCACTACGGCGTGTATTCCATAGTCTCATTCCTCTTGGGTATAGTGCAGGATCTGGTGTATCAGGGTCTAGGTAATTGCTAGTCAATAGATCAACGATGCTGCTTGGGGTGCTTACAAGAGGACTATTTGCCCATCTTGCATCTGCAAATAACCATCCGTCGGGTGTTGATTGATCAGTTACGTCTTGTTTGACCCAACCTGCAGATGTGCTATAAACATAAATGTCTCTACCGTATGCATTTGGATTACTTGTATCGATCCAAATATCACCATTGGCTAATGCTCCGCCTGCGGAATTTCCTGTCGCAGCATCTGGTTCAGTTGCTGAGATGATAGGACCAGCAGGGTCAGATCCTGGAAATGCTGTTGCATCCTTATAACCTACCCAGGTAGTTCCGTTGTGATATAAGATATCTGCGGTTAGATTAGTATCATACCACATGGTGCCATCTGCAGGAGTTGTAAATGGTGCAGTATTACTTGCTTCATATGCTAATGGCTTCCATGTAGTTGCAATGAAGTTGAATGGGGTAGTACCTGTATAGTAGTCACCTGTTGGTGCAGTGTATAAGTTAGTAGTTGCTCCACTGAAGAAGTTAGTTAAAGGTGCATTTAGTCCGTCTGCTAATTCAAATGCTCCTCCACCGGTGTGTAATAATGTCAACGAATTTGTAGTGGCGTTCCACTGTGCAGTAGTATAAACTAGTCCCTGTGCGGCCATTTCAGCAGCAAATAACGAACCTAATTTAATACCAGTAAATCCTGTTGTCATGGTTACTGTTTTTACACTGCTCCATGCGCCGCTTAAATTAGTTTCTCTGATACTAAACACATAGTTAGTGCCTGTTGTAACAGTAGTAGCAGTAGATCCTGTGATTGTAGTTGAACCAATGCTGCCTTTTCTCCAAATTTTAAAACTTGCAGTTGCATTATTATTATAATCGGAATCGATAAAAATAGAACCCACTGGAACATTCTTGCCACCGCCAGTTGGATCTAATGCATAATTCGCTGTTTGTATGCCGGAATAAATTGGGCTAGTTACAGTAGTCCAAGATTGTCCCGAACTACTGTATAATTTAACTGACCAATTAGCTCCATTTGCAGGAGTTGTGGTAGTTACCCAAACACTTCCTGTTGCTGTACTAGTAGTAAAAGTTGGATAGGTATAGTGCGGGCTAACCTGTACTGATTTTCCAGAGAACCCATGTTGAACCAACGACCAAGTGTTGTTTAAATTTTTATAGTATAATTCGTTGGTATTATTTTTTGTAATTACCATGCAATAGTCGCCGCCGATACCTACAGAAGTATCCGGAATTGACCCGTTAAAGCTAGATGCACTAGAATTATCGTTTAATACAATTGGAGTCTTGACAGTAAATTTCTGCGTACTAGAATTCCATTCTTTAACACCATACAGTGATGTTGCAGTATCTACCCAATATGTTCCGGCAACTGGGCCACCTAGTGGGATAGTGCTTGTTGGTACTAAATCTGACAAATCTAAATCTGCACGAACAACATATGCTCTTGAGCTAACACCAAGTGTGCTGTATGCAGTTTGCAATCCGTACTCATTTAGTTCATTGCCATGCTGAGCATTTCCGCTAGAATCAGTATAGAACAAAGGAGTGCCAAACGTGTCTGTTAGATCTCTCTGACTAGTGATCAACCATACTTTACCGGCGTTGGCAGCGGTAGTACCCTGAGCAACTGTGCCACTTGGGTTAATTTTGTCTTGTGCAGACGCTACGAATAAAATAGGTACAGTGCCCGGTGCAGACGGAGTATAAAAACTCTCGTCAATAACTTGTACTTGTACGCCTGGTGAATCTAATGTTGCCATTCTTTAAATCTCCTTAATGGATTACTTGAGTTATTTACCATAAGTTGTATAAAACCTCCTGGTTAAATACAATGAAAAGGGCAATGAAAAGGGCGGGAATGAGAGATTTATGTAATATTTGCGGCCAACGACCGGTTGCAATTAACTATTATAAGGATGGGAAAGCATTCTATAGATCAAAGTGCGATCATTGTTCCAGGAATCGCAACGACGGAAAACCTAAGTGGGAGGTAGTTGGTTACAAGAAAAAAGCCGCATGTGATAAGTGCGGCTTTGTTTCAAAACACCCTGAACAATTTAATGTCTATTATGTAGATGGAGATCCGTCTAATTGCAGATTTTCTAACTTAAAAACAGTATGCGCTAATTGCCAGCGCATACTTCATAAACTTAAGATGCCGTGGAAGCAGGGCGATCTAAAACCAGATTTTTAAACTAAATCTAAAGCTATCTTTGTACTAAATGGCAAATCCGCCGGGGGTAGTAATTTCTTAATCTGATCAAATAGGTCATCAATAGATGAATCGTTATGTACGACATTATCTACATCTATGCCGACCCATGCTGTTTCGCTTGCATGAATTTTAAGTTTTTCTAACTTAGACCTGCTAATGCTCCAGGTTGCATTACCATTGGGTCCGGCATTTGCACTAACCGCAGCATCATACCATTCAGGGTCCTCTCCGCGCTTAACACGAACAACAATACCGCCTGCGTTATGAATGGCTTTGATTTCGTTAGGGAAGCGTACATCGCTAATAACAATGTTGTCAGTAGTCTTACGCATTTTGTTTTCTAAGCTGGCAATCCAGATGTCATCATGAAAAGCATCTCGACATACTTCTGTACCCCAATATTGCAGAACCCAACGTGGTGTTAGCTTAGGCATGTTTAATCGTTCAGCCCACCATGTATCGACTTGTTCACGCCATTCACGAGCTTCTTTCGTACGACCTTCTAGCAGGACGCGGTCCCAACCGAATACAGCCGAAACCGCGTCTTTTAATGTATTTGCAAATGAATCTCTTCTAAACCCGTGCGTATTAACCAAATAATCTGCGGCAGTATCCTTGCCCGACCCTATAAACCCAACAAAGCCAATGATCATAACATCCCCTAGATGTTATAATTTATTACATTTAGCCTACAAGGTCAATATTTTTTTTAGCCAATTACAAATGTAAGAGGTGTGCCACCGTCTTTGTAATTTACTAGATCCATTTCTAGCGTTTCCATCTCAGCTTTGCCTTCTGCTTTTAAGGCTGTTCCGTTTAGGGCAGTTCCGCCTTGCGGGCTAGCAATCTGATTAAATTTTTCACGAGCCTCACCTAGCATCATTTTACAGCTAGCAAGACTATAATCTTTTAACCACTGATTTGCAGAAGGATCTTGCAATAAATTGAAGTCCGGCCTATAGTTATATAACCATACTAGGACTTCTTCCTCACTTCTAGGACGTTGCATAATGGTCAATTTCTTTGTCGTTTTGTTAAACGTAAAGTTAATATCGCTGCCGAACATTTTGCCAACTTGTTTTTGGTAGCTTGCAAAGGCATAATAAGTGGCTAGGCCACCCATGTTCGATGAAGTTAATAAGTATGTATTTGAATAAGCAAGGTTAAACGGTTCAAATAATGTACCACCTTGCCCGCCACCTGACCTAGAACCTATACTTCTTCTAAACATCTGTCGAACAGCCATTACTTCTGATGGTAAAGTGTAGTCGTTTTTATCAACTTCTATCATCAAAAATGCAAAACTTTCTTCTACTGCATTACTGCTGCGTTGTCGGAACTTGTTTAAAGCTCTGTCAATAGCAATATTATAATGTGCAGGGTCTAGCTCCACATCAACCATGCCATCACCTAGCATTAGTTTGCAGTAGTCTATTACCTTTTGGCGTTCGTTTTCGTTCTCGGTCATATCAATATTTAGCTTATAAATACAAGACTATGCCACGCTTATCTCTATACCGCCCGGAAAAAGGCAATGATTTTAAATTTATAGATCGCGCCATCAACGAACAGTTTCAGGTTGGTGGTACGGATGTCTATGTACACAAATACTTAGGACCTTCAGACCCGGCTGAAGGCGAAAGTAGCCCTACACTCCCCGCTAATGTTAGCGAAAAAGGTGAGTTTGGCATTCAGGATCTACTGTTCATGGAGAATAGAGATCGCAGATACGATCCCGATGTTTATATTATTCGCGGAATATATACGTTGCAGGATATTGATTTTAACTTGAGTCAATTTGGATTATTTTTACAAAATGACAACATTATGATCAATTTTCATCTAAGAAGTTCTTTTGATGCCATTGGCAGAAAATTGATGCCAGGTGATGTTATTGAACTACCGCATCAGAAAGATGAATATGCATTAGACGATGCATTGGTTGCATTAAAACGATTTTATGTTATAAGTGAAGTTAATCGACCTGCATCGGGATACAGTCAAACGTGGTATCCGCATTTGATTAGAGCCAAGTGTGCTCCGTTAGTTGATACACAGGAGTTTAAAGAAATTTTAGACCAAGACAGTGGCGCCGGCGACGGAAGTACTTTAAGAGATTTAATGTCAACATACAAACAAAGTATCGAAATTAATGATCAAATTATTGCACAGGCACAGAGCGATGTGAATCGCAGTGGGTATGATACTCATCAGTTTTTTGTTATTCCTACACGAGAAGATGGCTTAGTAGATATCGCAGATGTAACTATGGACGGTGATGCCAGTATGGTAAATTCTGCGCTAGATGCAAGTATTGTATTACAGAGTCCTAACAAAGATACCTATGTAGGATACTTAACAGGAGACGGAATTCCTCCTAACGGTAAGCCTTTTGGTCACGGAATTACCTTTCCCGGTAATCCTATCGAAGGACAATATTACTTAAGAACAGACTATTTGCCAAATCGTCTGTTTAGATATGACGGAAGACACTGGATCAAATATGAAGATAATGTCAGAATGACTGTTAGTATGCAAGGCGAGACGCAAACAACTGATCCAACAAAAGTCAGAAGAACACAAAAAGGCACATTTGTCAATAATACAACTACTGCTACAATTGGCGGCCAGGTTGTTCAAGAACGCCAGGCTCTGAGTCAGGTGTTGAAAGCAAAGGCAGACAATTAAAAAGGAGGCTTCGGTTTAACACCGTTGTACGCAAATAGACTATTTTTACGATGGCCAGGTTAGAAAATATCTAACACAATTTATGCAACTTATGAGTAATTTTGCCTATAAGGATTCCAAAGGGCAATTGGTTCGAGTGCCTGTTCGCTACGGAGATATGAACAGGCAAGTTGCACACATATTAAGAAAAAATAGCGAAAATGCAATTCCCAGTGCTCCGTTTATCTCATGTTATATTAAAGACCTACAGTATGATTTAACAAGATTACAAGATCCAACATTTGTTAGTAAGGTACATGTTCGTGAAAGAGAGTGGGACGGTGATTCCGGAACCTATTTAAACACTCAAGGAAATAATTTTACCATTGAACGAATTATGCCCAGCCCGTTTAAAATCTCATTTGCGGCTGATATATGGACTACAAACACTGAAATGAAATTTCAATTATGGGAACAAATTGCAGTGTTTTTCAACCCTAGCTTTGAGATACAAACAACAGACAATTATATAGACTGGACCAGTCTATCTACTATTACCTTGGACGGTCAAGTATGGAGTAGTAGGACTGTACCGCAAGGTGTTACTGAAGATATCGACATCCTTACTATGAATTTCAGTGCGCCAATCTGGATTACTCCTCCTGCAAAGGTTAAGAAGTTAGGAATTATTACAAAAATTATTTCTAATGTGTTTGCCGCTGGTGCTCAAGGTACTATACAATCTGAGTATAATACATCCGGAGCAACGGAAATGTTTGAAAACATAAGTCCTGATGCTACTGTAACAATCACACCGGGTAATTTTGATCTGCTGGTCATTAACAATACTGCTAGACTCGTTAATAGACATTCGTCTGATGTTGATATAATGAGTCCTGCTAACAGCACTGCATGGACTAGATTGTTAGATCTTCATCCGGGAAAATTTAGAGCAGGATTGAGTCAATTAAGATTTACACAGCCTGCAGGCAATGAAATAATTTCGTACATCAGTCTTAATCCCAGTGATGAACTTTCGATGATATTGAATATAGACTCTGATACTGTGCCGGGAAATACTGTCATTGCTGGCCGAGGAACTGTCGATGCTGTAATTAATCCCGAGACATATAATCCAACAGGTGCAGTTGCCGGTACTAGATATCTAATATTGGAAGATATAAACATAACTGAACGATTTAACGAAGTGGGATTTGACGGACCGGATGCTTGGAAAAATGCAGACAGTTCAGATTTTCAGGCACATGCTAACGATATTATCGAATGGGACGGAGCAACATGGTCTGTAATATTCGATTCTACAACAGAAACTGAAGTAACTTACATAACTAATTCATACACAGGTACTCAATACAAGTGGATTGAGAATACTTGGAGTAAAAGTTATGAAGGCATCTATGATGCAAGGTTATGGCGTCTAATTCTGTAAATCAAATAATTTGTAGTGGTGGTATTTTTCTTGCCAAAGATACTGGAAGATTTTTATTCTTATTAAGAACTCAAGGCAAGACCGCAGGGTCGTGGGGGCTAGTGGGTGGCAAAAAAGAACCTAACGATACTACCCCATACGATACGCTGACTAGGGAAATTGAAGAAGAAGTAGGAAAAACACCTACTATTAAGAAAATAATTCCTCTAGAATTATTCATTAGTAACGATCAACACTTTCAATATAACACCTACGTGTTGCTAGTTGATCGAGAATTTACTCCTACACTTAATGCAGAGCATTCAGGATATGCTTGGTGTAACTATGATAATTTTCCTAAACCGTTGCATCAGGGTGTTAGAAATTCTTTTTCAAATAAAATTATCAGAGCTAAGTTGGAACTGTTGTTAGACTTAATTTAATAAATCTGCATTAAATGCATATGTTCCTAGATGATGCATTTCTTGACTTAGGCTAGTATCTACTTTAATAGTATATCCGGCAGCATTAATTTTTTGACATAGGTACATATCCTCACCTAGGAAATCATTAGACTCCGGACTCCATTGAAAATCAAACCAAGGTTTAGATAGTTCTTGAAAAATACTAGTTTTAATCAGCATACATCCCATACCGATTCCTTCAATAGGTACTAATTCATCCTGCACATCGAACGGTAGCGGATTTTGCCAATCTCCGATAGTCTCATAAGCAACACCTTTATAGGGCTTCTGCCTACGAACATAATTTGCTGCAACGACCGGTTCATTATGCTTCATCAATCTAACTGCTGTAGTTGCAGGGAATACCATATCGCTGTCTAACCACAGCATATAATCGGCACCTAAATTCACTGCTTCCGTGGCCAATCGCTCTCGTTGTGTTAGTAAAATTGTACTGGCATCCATGAACACATGCGTGTCTATATCATTCATGGTGTTAAATTTAACCAGCTCAGCAAGTGCAAGAGCGTGAGCAGAATGCAGAGTATCCCTACATGGGATCAGTACTGCTAATTTACCTTTTTTACTTGACCAACTGCTTGATGAGAATACTGATTGTTTTTTCATGTGCCTGCAACATCCATACTAAGTGTTTCGCCTTTGACAACTAACCCTTGAATAGCATTGATTAGATCTTGGGTTCGTTTAGCACATAGTATAAAGTCATTGGGGCTAAGTTTGCAAGCAGTATTCATTGTTTCAAAATTGATTTTCCCACCAGTTAAGATTTCGATAGCACTAGTCCTGGCTAAATTTTCAATGAATAAATTTTTGATATCTTCGTCAGTCTGATTTATTAATTCCAAACAGTCATCTTCTTCCATGTCGTCTAGGAGATCTAACAAATTTGCCAATTCTTGCAGCTCACTAGCAGTAGCTGTTTCGGTTAGGCCTTGTAACTCTTGTATTCTGGTTAAAAATTTAGATAATGTTTCAAGGTTACTTGCGCGATCATAATATACTACAGTGTCTAATTCCCATTTACTAGGGCAATTGCTAATCTTAGATAATATATCTTTAATTTGTGATGATTTCATTTTAAGAGTAAGGTCCGGTTTTGCCACCGAATGTGAAAGAGAATCTAATACTTGTACCAACTGCTTGTCCAATGCCATACGTTGCGTTATTTCCTAACACAGCACTTAGTCTAATATTCTGTCCCCCTGCTGGCGCATTACCGGCGGCTCCGGGAGTCTGGTTAGTAAACACCCTGTTAACTTGTCCAAATGATATTGCTGATCCTGTTGCTGGTAATGTTGCCATAAGTTTCTCTAGCGGCCTCCTTATTTAATGGCCAAGTTTTTCAAGGCCTGTGAGATCTGATTAATTTGACGTTGTTGATCTTTAACAGCTTCAATTAACAGTGCTACAAGCTTCTCATATTTAACCACTTTGGTACCATCATCTCTCTCAGCAACAATTTCTGGAAGTACCTTTTCAACTTCTTGTGCAATAACACCTATATCATGCTTACGGACAAAATACCCATCTTCACCGCCACGAGCTTTAATATGCTCATCAGTCCAATCGTAATAAACACCGCGGATCTGATTTACAATAGTAATCGGATCTGCAATTAATCTAATGTTTTCTTTGAGTCTAATGTCCGAACTGAAGTAGGCTGTAATTTCGTTTGCTGCTCGAATTTCACCAATGACTCCACTAGAAGTTGTACCAATTGCTAGCGACCTGCCAATTATTACATCACCCCCTATACCCACACCGCCGACTACTCGTAAGGCACCAGTAATAGTAGAAGTTGCTGCCGTCGTTGACTGGATGTTAACAACTCCTTGCGCTAAGAATTGGACCGGTACGCCAGAATTACCAGCATTAATTGTAATAGATCCTGCTGCACCAGATACACCAGTAATAGCTGTTGGAAAAGTTCCGTCCCAAGCGAACGATCTGTTTGCATCAATCTTAAGGCTGCCGCCTGCTATATGAGCAATTGATGCTGATCCGGTCTGACTAGGTGCTGCTATTCCGAGTGCAAAAGTAGATCCTACCGTTGATGCAGTTATGCTACCACCAACACTTATATTGCCACTCTGAGGATTAATTGTAAAACTACTAGTTGTATAGACAGTTTCAGCTGTAGCACTGGCATTATTGCTGTCAACAAAAGTTAAGAAATGACTAGCATTAGTTGTACGTAGAACTGTTTGTACTTGTGTTGCAGTACCTGCGGTTAACCCACTTACAGCTACCCAAGTAGGAGATGCGTTTCCGTTACTTTGTAAAATTTGTCCGCTTGTTCCATAGGCTGTGCCAGTTGCACCAAAACTTACGCCTCCGGTAGACGTAATACGTAAGCGCTCTGTTGAGTTAGTAGACAGCACTAGTCCCGCAGAACTACTGTTCGATACCAAAGTAAATGTAGTGCCATCAAAAGAAATGTTAGCGTTGCCGCTGGCCGCAGTTGGCAAATTGATTCCACTAGAACTTACTGACATTGCAAGAGACAATGTTGCTGTACTGCCAATTGCTAAAGTTTGGCTTGCACCTACATACCAGTTATGTACGTTACCAGCAATAGTATAGGCGCCTCGTGTTAGAGCGAGACCCGAAGAACTAAAGAATGCACCGGTAGCCGTATTACTCGGATATACCCCGTAACCTAATACCGGTCCGCCACTACTGTATTCTGTACCAAGATTAGTAATAGAACCTGTTCCATATTGGCCTTGAAGAATAATAGAGCCGTTGGTGCTACTTGCACTACCTGCGACAATACTACCTGTCACATTTAATCTGTTAGTAAAACCAGTGTTTAATTGTGATGATCCACCAGTTAAAAATAATGCAGAGCTGTTGTGAAACATCCAAGTAGTTGCTTGGTCGCCCCATGCCTGACTAGTGGTGTTAGGATCTCGATCCCACCATGTTCTAGTGTCTGTCATCGGAGTAGTAAAACTAGCATCTACCCAAATACCGTCATGAATGTTCTGTGTTGACCAGTCCGTGCCTGCGGCTCTTCTACGGCGCCACTCTGTTCTATAAACATTATTGCCAAGGCCGCCGCTGGCCTGTGTTGTGAGTATCCTCTGAAAACTGTTAATAGTTCCAGATAAAGTAGATAACGCTCTTACGTTTAATGGAGATGCTCCATCTTGGCTACCAACGCCAACAAAGCCCGTGGCAGGATTAATAGTAAATGTACTTGTTGTATAGACTGCTTCGGCAGTAGACACTGCATTATTGCTGTCAACAAAGGTTAAAAAATGGTTATCACTAGTTGTACGTAATACAGTATTAACTTGACCAGCTGCACCACTAATACTACTATCAGTGAATGCAACGTCTTTAAAAGTTGAATATGCTGTTGCACTTCCCCATGCTTGTTGATAAATTCTCATACCAATAGCATCTTTTCGGAACATGACTAAATTGTCATTGCCGCCAGTGCCGTCAGCATAACTTCTTAAATGTAGATAATCTGCGTATGGCGATGTATTGTTGTTAGCAAGTGATGTAAATCCAAAACGCATTGCACTTGCACTATCATCACTCGGTGCTTTAACCCTATCATCAGAACTTGCTATATATGTTGCGGTGCCAGCAGCAATACTACTAGCAGCAGCCCATATGGGAGCAGTTCCGCTACTGGTCAATACTGTGCCAGCGGCACCAATAGAAACAAACACTGTTGAGCTAGTTGCACTCTGATAGGGAATACTGCCCAGTGCGCCGCCTCTTACACTAGTTGCTGTGGAAAACGATAATTGACTAGCTATACCCATTTAATATTCTCTATGTTTAATTTCATTAAGCCTGTGCTTCGCCCCAACGTAGTAATACCGATGCTGCGGTGGTACCTGATACAGTTCTAACGTTGATTGCTAAAATATCAGGACCGTTTGGATATGCACCTACGCCGCCAAACGGGCTGTTAGTAAGTTCTTTCAATGCAGTTAGGTCCAATCTATCATCGCTGTTAGGAGTTGCAGCAAACGCAAATACCTGCTCACCCGGCACTGCAAATGTACCACTTGCCCAAGTAACTGATGTTGCCACCTGCGCCAAACTTGGTTGTCCACCTTGACTTTCTAAGTTAAGTGTTTGCCAAGTTGCAGCGGTAAAGTTTTTAGGATTTAACACGCCTTCAACAATAACGGAACCTTGACTTGCGCCAGGACCGGTACCGTAGGTCTGAATACCCACAGCGTTTAGTAATAGTTGAGAACGATTTAACAAATCTTTGGCACCTAAGTCACCCACCGCAGCGTTCGAAACACTTGGCGCAAGTCTGATCAAGAATGCAGTTACCGCAGTAGTTCCAATTGCTAATGCAGTTCGTTGATAGTTAAAAATGTATCCACGATCTTCGTCAAAACCACCATCACAAATTAACGCACTACCCCAGTGACTTAATGTCGGGCTTGCAGTATTTGAAACTAATAATACACCAACGCCAACTGCATGTGTAGCCGCAGTGCTCCCGGTAAAACTTCTAGTACTTCCACCAGTGTATTGACTTAATGTTGCAGCCCGGCCGCAACCAGTGAACGATGTAGCAGTTTTGCCTGTGTAACTGATTAACTCGTTGTCAATATATAATGTTCCTGCTGAAGGAAAATATGTTGTATCATTAACGTTAAGAGTTGTGCCACCTGAACCGGGATCCGCAGTTAAGAAAGTAGTCTGCGGACTTCCGTCATTATCAATACTATAGCGCACTGGCAAGTTACCAGTTCTCATATGGGCTTCTGTGTTAACGTTGTTATTCTTAATACGGTGTGCATAAACCCAATTACCATCTCCGCCTCGAACCATGTAGTCAATAAATCCAGCACCATACCACGTATATTGTAATCCTAACATGTGCATCTTACCAGTATCAATAACAAATCCACTAGGACCAGTGCCATCTAATTTGTCAATATTGAATTGACTTTGCGGTATTCGAGTTTCTTGAACTAAACTGGCTTTTGCTCCTGCAATATTAGATGTTCCTCTAAAGTCGGGGTTAACGTTCATAGATGTATTACTCGAAACTTGTGTAACATAATGAGTCATTCCTCGAATAACTATTTTATCACCCGCTCTTACTTGACTGGTAAATCTAGTGTTAGTGCCTGTCACTGCGTTAGAGTTTGCATTGATAGCAATAGTTCCGCTCAACTGTTGTGTAGCATTTCTACGTACTACTGCTAGAGTAGTACCGTTAAATTCCCAAAACATTCCATTTTGATCATCAAAACAGCCAGCACGAACAACACCACCGTGCCACGCTGCTATAGTAACTTTTGCACTGATGTCTAATACAGG